GGTTTCCGTGGCCCAGGCCAGCTTGTAATAATTGTAATATCCCTCGTTCTCGATGATGTCCTTGGCAGCTTCGGGGATAAGGTCCTGGAAGATAATATCGGTCTCATCACCGGCCTGGCGTGAGGCATACCAGGACTTCAGGGCCGCAGTATGGGGGGCGGAATCCCGATGATCAACTGCCTCATAATGGTGTGTCCCCCCATCCACATAGTAGAATCCCACTCCATCATCTTGTAATTGGTATAGCTCACTCAGGGCATCACGGCCTATGACATGCTCTTCATCGTAGGTGAGTTGACCGTAATAATCAGCCGTCATCTGCGTTGCAGGTACATCGGCGGCCAGGAGAATCTTATAGAAAATGAGGTCTTCATAGGTCAGCACATTCTTGATGTAGACCTGGTGTTTAGCCAGCCGCTCCATGTCATCATAAGCCTTGATATAGGCGTACTGCTCACCTGGTCGGGGATGCACCGTGATTGTATCTATGCGGCCAAGAAATATCGGTCGCCAGCCGCCAAAGTCGTTCCACCTATCTGCGGTATTCGTGGTCGTGCCACCGACACCATGCTTGGTCGCCGTCTGGTTGAAGGCGTCTAGGGTACTATCGTAGAGCGTAAAGATATCATCGATATAGATGTCTTTTCTGGTCCCATGAAGCTGAACGGATATCCGATGGGCAACTCCAGCCCCCCACGTATGAGCTACAGAATCCACATTCGCTGGAGTACCAGCCACCACCTTGTCCAGGTACAGAGTCGTACCATCCGAGCGTATCAGCCAGTAGTTATTCGTATCCGTGTACCGGAAGATCAGGCCGCTTGCTGTCCCTGTCCTGGTGAACTCCACAGAGACCCAGCAGTCGCACTCGCCGAAATCCAACACCGCCTGGTAGTCACCGCCAACAGGGGTTTTCAGCTTATTCGTGTCGATCTCGAAATCCCCGGTGTCCCCTGCCCAGGCCGCGAACAGGTCATCATAATCTGGCTTGCGACCCGTGAGCGTCGTTGTATCGTCATCGTCAAAGGTATCCACAGGGTAGCCGATGGCATACCAGATCGAGGGACCCGGGATACACAAAGGGGAGAGAGGGCTCCCCGTGTTCATCGGCGTGTACTTGTGGTCATCGTTTGTCAAGATGACTTCCAGAGTACCGGCCTCTGCACGTTGTTTCAGGAGATTCTTGCCGTAGGTCCGTGTGACTCGCTGGACATCTGCGGTTACGTCGTTGATCGCCTCGGTCCAGTCGCCATCCAGATCAAAGTCGATCAGGAGCTTATGGAGGGCCTTGGGCATTAGCGGGTTCCCCGATTGATCTGGTCTTGGGCTGCCGTCATCTGGCGCACCAATTGATTCCTCTGCTCTTCTGTGGCTACCAGGTCGCCCTGGATGTTCAGGTTGACAATCGTACCCCCGGTTGCCTCGGCTGGGATTCCAGGACTGCCTCCACCACCTCTTCCCAATATGGGTACCCCTAGAGCGGTTGGGCTTTTCCATGCCTCGATAATTCGTGAGGGATGAGCGATCCTCTCCGGCATCTCCTTGAGGAGGGCCCCGAACCGGTCGAATATAGTGATCGCGCCTTTCCAGTTCTCCGCCGCGTGTTCTGAGGCCAGTCCCACTTCGGAGATGGCGGTTGCGTTTTGGCGAAACGTGTCGGTATTCCCACGCATTATCTGACCATTAATAGCCGCCTGTTTGCTCAAATCTGTTGTCGAAGAACGAGCCATCTGCAAGGTTTGTACCAAATCGCTCATTGTGATATCAGAGCGCAGGGATTCTCCTTGCATAACCTTGAAAGCCGTCTCAACTTCAGAGCTCGTGTAGGCAAACTCTCTGCCCAGGGCTACGAAATGGCCACGCATTTCCTCAAGGTTTTTCACGTACTGAGGCCCCATGCTAGCCGCCTGATACTCGGCAGATGCTGCGCTTGTCGTCGTTTCCTGAATCGCTGTCTTGATTGCATTGAAGGCTGCCGCCGTGGACAGCAGCCCACCGGCAAGAGGCAGGAGCATTCCCTTCATCATGCCAAACGCCGACGTACCTTGCTGAGTGGACACCCGTGTTCCCTCAATGCGCTGAGACGTCTGAGTCAGATTCTTCTGTATACCCTGAAAGGCCCGGCTCGCCTCATCCTTGGCTCGTATGGCAATGGCTACGCTCGCTTCTTGCTGCATCAGAGTTTCAAGCTCCCTCCATGAACTGCTACCTCTCGCACGGCCCTATAGAGCAGATACTTCTGCAACCGTTCCTCGGATACCCCATCCAGCTCACTCGGAGTCCAGCCAGTGTCGAATAGAAGGTGAGCATCCGTCATCTCCTCCGGAATAGGCTGGCCACGCGTGAAGGCCACGAAGAGGGCTTCCCCAAGTTTCTTCCGTCGCTGAACACTAAAGGGGCGGCCAAACCCCCGTACAGCACATTCGCACGCTGCAATACCTCAAGATACCGTTCCTCCGGCACGTCGTTCAGGGTCTCCTTATCTACCGAGCCATAGCTCCAAGCCGTCGTACCAGAGAGCACCATGGTCTCGTTCATGCCGTGCAGGTCGACCTTCCCCCAGTCAATCTCAATAGCCTCGCCGACTATCTTCATCTCCCGCTGCATGGATTCACGGACGCGCCGGGCCGTCCCGTGGCTGAGATATGTCCTGATCTCCCACCAGGAGCCATCCGGCCAACTAAACCGCTCTGTGTCCCCCATCAGAATGTCCCCCTTGTCACTTGCCCATTTACCTGGAGCTCACACCGGGCGCCGACCTGTGAGCCAACCTTCGACGTGGCCAAGAAGTGCCGGACTGAGCACACGCCGCTATATTTCGGGTATCCCGTGGTGCTCCCTCGGGGGCCGTACTTGAACGTCATCGCCGTTGTATGCTTCCTGAGAAGGCCAATAACCGTGTCGGATCCCACAAGCGCATCATCGCTCCAGTTCAGGTCCAAGGTGATCTTGGCATTCTCCAGGTCGGGGAGGAACACATGGCCGGCAGCAGCCAGGGGTGTCACGTCGGTCAGTTCCCTCGATCCAGGTAGACCATCAGCCGAGATGATATATGGAGTCAAGTCGCGCTCCACATCGCCTGTGTCATTTAGAAGAAAAACGCCCCCTACGGAATCATAGGCGGAATCCGTGTCAATCGGCGCAACTGGGTCACCCCACTCCTCGAAGTGAAAGTCTCCATAGTCACCACCACCTAATCCTGCCCAGGTGGATCCAGAATCCAGGCTCTCGAAACCTTCCCCGTCCGTATACGTGGGAGTGGGATATTGGCAGCTCCAAGCGATCTGATTCACACCCGTATAGTAAGCTACTAATGCATACTGTGTACCAGCAGTGAGGAGTGTTTCGCTATCGAATGTTACGGTGTGCCAGTCATTTGATGTGTCCCACCCACTAGCGTCTACCGTCCCAGTGGCAAGCGCAGCACCGGTCGGCTTCCCATTACCATCTACAGCCTTGACATCTATCGTCAGATCAGTCGGTGAGCCACTAACACGCCTCGCGTAGATTCTGACATAGGTGATGCTGTGAGTTATGCTCGGCGTGAACGTCTGGGTTTCATACACAGTATTCCCGAAGGCAAACTCACTCTGCCCCAAGTCCGTATCATGGTATTCGTACTTGGTGGCCATGCTAGTTGCCTATGCGAATGCTGTGACTGCCCTAGTAACTACTCCGTCCACCTGCAACTCTGCTCGGCAAGTTATCTGGGACCCCAGCCGTGACGTGATCTGGTAGTTCCGCAGCCAGACGTTGCCGCTGTACTTCACATCTCCCGTGACCTTCCCCTCTGGGCCATACTCGAACAGCCGTACTGCCGTGGCCTTTCTCATGCCCTCCAGGAGGACATCAGGAGCCCCATACGCCCCGTCATCGGCATCATCGCTCCACTGTAGCTCCAGTGTGATAACGGCGTTCTCCAATGACGGGATGAAGGCATGGCCGGTGGCGTTCAGAGGGGTTACGTCGATGAGCTCACGGGGCCCGGGCAGGCCGTCAATCGAAGTGAGATACCTGCTCAGATCCAACTGAGTCGCCGCACCGTCGTATAGGGTGAAGACGCTTTCCTTTGAGTCCCAATAAGTCGCCATGCTCTATCTCCTACGTGTAAGTTCCCCGTGTCACTACGCCCTCGACTTGAAGCTCGGCCCTGGCCTTTACCTGTGATCCGACTTGGCTAGTAATCTGATAGTTCCGTACCCAGCAGGTGCCACTGTACTTGACATCCCCAGTGGCCCTTCCCTCTGGGCCATAATCAAAGTGCAGAGCCGTGGTGTAATCTCGCAACGATTCGATCACGATGTCAGGGCCAACCCCAGCATCATCACTCCAGTGAAGCTCCAGCGTGACTACAACGTTCTCTAGGCTGGGAATAAAGGCATGGCCGGTGGCACTCAGCGGCGTCACGTCGATCAGCTCACGAGGCCCCGGGAGGCCATCGATGGATACCAGGTAGGGGCTCAGGTCTTTCACGAGCCAGGCCTGAGTCCCTAGAGGCTGCTGCGTAAAGAGGGCAGTAGAGCACCGGGCCCTGATCCCATAGCCAGTGTGGCCATTGATGGTATTCGATACCCAATCAGACGGGGGATCGAATGTTATGAGCACAAGCCCCGCAACCGTAAAACCAACTGATTGGTCACTGACGGTGAGCGCTCCAACGGATGTCGCACCTATGTAATATTCCCACGTAATGGCCGTCCCTATGCCCACCTGTCCAACATTCAATAGAACGCCGCAGAACTTCCCGGAACCCCTGAAATGGTAGGCATCGTTGATCTCCTCACCAGAGGGAAGCAAGGTCATGTCGTTAGCAGTAGCATTAGCAGCGGCCGCATCCTCGTCAGTGAACACTGCCCCGTCAAGGGCACGGGCTATAATGGCCTCGATATCCGCGAGGCCAAATACACTTACCGTTGAGTCAAAGTACGTTGCCATGCTCTATCTCCCTGCCAGGAAGGCCGTTATCCGCTCGCCCATCTTGGTCACAATCTCCTGGATGCGTCCACTACCAGCCCTCAGGGCCCTGACATGGTAAGGGTTCGGCTTGATCCCCCTCCTGCCTATTGCTCGGCCCACCAGAAAGGCCACGGAGCGGGCCCGTGGGCCAGAGACTCCCAGGACCTTGATCACCCAAGGGAGCAGGGCTGCAATGGGCGGCTGTCTACCGGGCTTACGGCCCCCACGGACGAAACGGCCATAGAAGGCTCCACCGGAGGTTCTCGCGCCCTGCCTGATCTGTAGCACCTGCTCCTGACCGACGACCTGGAGTTGGAACACCGTGGTATTCCTGAGCTTACTGGTGGCCCCCACAGGCGTATGGGCCTTCAACAGGGGCACCATGAATCCCCCAATCTCCCTTAGACCCTCATTCATAATTATCCGCCCCGCCGTCTCAGCCCCACGAAGGCGACCAGCCAGCTCCTCGAATCCCTCGGGTTCAAACTGGATTGTCGTCATTCCGACCTCGCGAAGGTGTTCGTCTCCCTGATTACAACAGTCAGAACCTCCCTGAGCCACAAGGAGCCGTACCGGACCTCCTCCACCTCCCCCATGGTCGTGATAAGGACCTGCTGGATCCCACTCTGGGCGTCCAGCTTCGGCCACTTGTTCACCTCGTCAAGAATCTTCTGGCGTTCTGTGATCAAAGAGGCCACACTACTACTCTGCTCACCGTCCCAGTTGACGAACAGGTGAACGGCCGTCTGCCACTCGATCACCGTGGCATCCCTGATCGTCATGGGCTGCTGATTCATCGGACCAGGGTAGAGGACAACAAACAGATTCTTCCCATGGCCGAGGCCCCGGATGTCGTTCTCCACGCAGTTCGTGGTATCGTAGCCCGTGATCTTCCTGATCACTGCCGCGAGTGCCGTCTGGAGTGTCGAGTAGGCCATTGTTACCAGACCCCAGGGTACGAGGTGCGTTCGCGTGTAAAGGCCGGCTTCGTCTCTTTCCCATCCTCATCCTCCTGGGACCCCGCATAGGCTTTCATCACTTTAGAAGTAACAGACCTGGTCGCCGGGAAACTCCCATCCTTGATTGCCTTCAAGACCGCATTCAGCTCGGCCCACAGGCCCCGGATCCGGGTCACTTCGGGGGAGGTGGCATCAGGCTCCATCGATTCCCCCGGGACGCTGTTCAAGACCATGGCGGCGGCTCCCGCGGAGTTCGCTGCACGGAGCCATGCAAAAGCCTCCGGGTCATCCCCGGTAGCTACCGGAACCGTGTAGCCGTTTATCCGCAGTTCCCCATTGATACGAGCCGCCACGTCATCCAGAAGGGACTCAACCTCCGTCACGGTAGGCACGGTGGTATTCAGAAACTTCCTGCCGGACACCAGATCACCTACACGGGCCTCGACCCGCTCGACCGTTCCGTATGTGTTATCATCCGTAGCCATACTCTCACTCAATCACTGTAAACTGGTCCCTTTCAATCGTGACACGGCTTCCATCTGTCGCCTTGAACTCTGCCTCATAGATTCCCAAAGTGATGGCAGCCCCCAACAGATAATCATAGTGGTAAAGCCCTGTGACCCCCCCCGTATTTGTCATGGCAGTTGCGACCTGAACCACTATGCCATCGGGGTCAGTTATCGCCACAGTCATACTGGTCGCAGGACTGGTCAGAGCATCATCCTCATCCCTGACCTCTATCGAGAGTACAACCGTCTCACCGCGCTCGAAATTCATCCTACCCCCCTGCGACCTTCACCCGTATCTGGTACTGGGTATGTATCTTCGTCGTGATCTTGAACTGCGTGTGAATCGCCGTGGCAATAATCAGCCCCGTACTAGACAAGCCGACTATACCCAACCCCGTCATAAGCCCTACCAGGTAGATTGCCAGGATGCGATCCAGGGCCCGGTACGTCGCATCTGTGATAACCACGGTGTCTGCCGGCGCCCTGGTGAACGCTACTACACGGGCCACGGCCTCTATGATGGCCACGGAGTCGGCTAGGGGCTTGCTAGGGGCCTTTGAGATACTGTCGGCAACGGCCTGGGCATCGGCCAGCGGCAAGCCAAAGGCCTTTGAGATCAGGTCTGCTATCGCCACGGAGTCAGAAACCGCCCGAACATAGTCAACTATTCTGACGGGTTCAGACCGCAGACTCAGCCTATCGGCAAGCGCCTTGATCATATCGAACCCGGAAACCGCATCGGTTATGTTCACTGTGTCGGTAGGTCGTGGCCCAATCCCCCGAATGCTAGAATCCGTAACTGTGATCGTATCCGTCTTGACCGGTCTAGGTTCCTTCGAGATGGCGTCGAGAACTGACAGGACATCAGCCAGCGGGAACGCTACCCCTTTGGAGATCAGGTCAACAAGAGCCACCATGTCAGCCAGGGCTTGCCCGACAGCTTTCGTAGTGGCGTCGGAGAGGGAGACGGTATCTGCTAGCCCAGAGCCAATCGCTTTTACCAGAGCCTCGGCTAGGGCTACCGTATCGGCTTTGACCAACCCAGGCGCTTTTACTATTGATTCAGCTAGGGCGATAATGTCTGCCTGAACAATGCTCGGCCCCAAGGACAGAGCGTCAGCGATTGCCAAGCTGTCTGATGGCGCTCTGCTAAACGTGGCGACACGGGTTTCACTATCTGCAATGGCGACGGTGTCCGCCTTGGCAACGCCGGAGTCTTTGACCTCGGCGTCTGCGATGGCTACGGTATCTGATTTGGCTAGATCAGGGGCGTTGCCCAAGGCGTCGGCCAAGGCCAGGGAGTCGGAGGGCTTGTAGCCGATGGCCTTGGCGATGGCCTCGGTGACAGTTATGGAATCGGCCAGGCTCTTTGTAAGGGCT